AGGCGTGGCACACATTGCGCGACCTTGTAGATCGTTGTGGCGGATCTGAGGGCGGTGTGTCGGCCAGGTTGCGCGACTTTAGAAAAGACCGCTACGGAAATCAAAACGTCGAAAAGCGCAACACGGGCGGCGGTGTCTGGGAATATCGCATGCCGGATGGGTGGGTGTGAAAAATAGTTTTAATTTACACTTGCGCGTGCGCAAGTGCGTGCGCAGTATTGCGCAAGAACAAGCGAAGGGGATCGCATGAGCGAAACATATCAAGAGTTTCTAAGGCGCAAGGAACAAGAGGGGTCCGAATCGGGATTTGCCCCGACGTGGATGCCTGATGAGTTGTTCGACTTTCAAAAGGTGTGCGTAGAGTGGGCCATACAGAAAGGCCGCGGCGCGCTGTTTGAGGACTGCGGACTGGGTAAGACTGCACAACAATTGGTATGGGCCGAAAACGTGGCGCGGCACACCGGAGGAAAGGTGCTGGTACTGACCCCTTTGGCTGTATCCTTTCAGACCGTGCAGGAGGGGGCCAAGTTCGGCGTCGAGTGTGTTCAGCGGCGCGACAACCTGCACTCGTCAGACCGCGTAGTTGTCACCAACTACGAGCGACTTCATCACTTTGACCCGACCGACTTTGACGGCGTGGTGTGCGATGAGTCTAGCATCCTTAAAAACTTCGACGGGTCAACCCGTGCGGCGGTGACGGACTTCATGCGCAAGATTCCCTACCGGCTTCTTTGCACAGCGACCGCCGCGCCGAATGACTACATCGAACTAGGCACCAGCAGCGAGGCTCTCGGATACATCGGGGCTCAGGATGTGATAAACCGATTTTTCAAGAAGGCCAAAAACACAACGTCGGCACATCACGAGCGGATGAGCGGAGTTTTCGCCCTCAGGCCGCACGCCACGGAGGCGTTCTGGCGGTGGGTGTGCTCGTGGGCTAGGGCGATTCGCAGGCCGTCAGATGTCGGGTGCGAGGACGGGGCTTTTGATCTGCCCGCCCTGTCCGCGAATCAACACACGGTAAAGGCCAGTGCGCCGAGGGATGGGTATCTATTCGATGTGTGCGCAGTGGGTCTACAGGAGCAGCGCGCAGACCTTCGCCGCACCATCGGAGAACGATGTGAGAAAGCCGCTGAGATTATCAACGGAAGGACGGACCCGTCTATCGCGTGGTGCAATCTCAACGACGAGGGCGACATGATGGAGGCCATGATCCCCGGCGCGGTTCAGGTGTCGGGCAAGGATTCGGACGAGAAAAAAGAGGAGTCATTTCTCGGATTCGCCAAGGGAGATATACGGGTGCTTGTCACCAAGCCTAGTATCGGCGGGTTCGGCCTGAATTTCCAGCACTGCGCCCATCAGACCTACTTTCCGTCGCACAGCTATGAGCAATACTATCAGTGCGTGCGGCGCTCGTGGCGATTCGGTCAGACCCGCCCTGTGACTGTGGACATGATTACGACAGACGGTCAGCAGGATGTATTGAGCAACCTGCAGCGCAAAACTAATCAAGCCGAGGATATGTTCTCTGAGCTTGTCGCACAGATGAACAATGAGTTATCAATCCAAAAGAAAAACGAACACACGAAAGGACAGGTGATGCCATCATGGCTGTAAAGGACCAGAAGATTGAAGACGGGTACGCCATCTATAATGGCGATTGCATCAACGTTATGGCAGACATGCCCGACAACTCGGTGGACTTGTCGGTGTACTCTCCTCCGTTCTGCGGGCTGTACAACTACAGCAGCAGCGAAGGGGATCTGAGCAACTGCCGCAGCTACTCGGAATTTTTCGAGCACTACGGATATGTGATTGATCATTTGGCGCGGCTGACAAAGCCGGGGCGCATTAGCGCGGTTCATGTGATGGACGTTCCTGGCAAGGGCAACGGAGATACGGCGCGCATGGGGTGCGGGGCTAACGCCGGCGCGGGCCTGATCGACTTCCCCGGCGACGTGATCCGGGCACACGAGAAGCACGGTTTCGTTTTTGCGGGGCGCAGGGCAATATGGAAAGAGCCGCTAGGCGTCAGGCTTCGCACGATGGCAAAGGGTCTCGCTCACAAGCAAATCGTGGACGACTCGACGCTGTGCGATGTGGCAAGCGCGGACTACTTGCTCATGTTCAGGCGTGCGGGTGAAAATGCCGTGCCCGTGTCTCATCCCATCGGGCTTCTGTCCTATGCGGGCGAGCGAGATGTGCCTGCAGACCTGAGCCAGTATCGAGGGCACGAGGGCAAGCAGACGGAGAATAGGTACAGCCATTGGATTTGGCGCAACTACGCTTCGAGCGTATGGGACGACATCCGATTGGGTCGGGTGATGCCGTACAAGGAAAGCCGCGACCCCGAGGACGAGAAGCATGTGCACCCGCTTCAACTGGACGTGATCGAGCGCGCCTGCGTACTGTGGAGCAATCCCGGAGAGGTCGTGTTTACTCCGTTTATGGGCGTCGGAAGCGAGGTCTACGGCGCGGTGATTAACGGTCGCAAGGGCGTAGGTGTTGAACTCAAGACCAGCTACTACGCTCAGGCCGTGCGGAATCTGAACGAGGCCCAGCGCCCGCCAGAGGAACAGGATCTATTCGCGGGGTTAGACGATGCCTAAGAAAAGGAGATACACGCCATGAGTAACCACTGGCATTCACGCTATCACGGCGATTACATGCGCAAGACTCGACACTTGAGCCTTTGCGAGCACGGAGCCTATACCGTGCTTCTGGATCACTACTACTCAACCGCAGCGCCATTGCCTGCCGACGAGGGCTCTCTGTTCCGTTTGGCAAGTGCCATGCTTTTGCCAGAGCAAGAGGCAGTGCAAAAGGTTGTGCAAGAGTTCTTTGTTGTCGGCAGTGACGGCATGCTACACAACGCAAGAGCGGACGAGGAAATCGCCAAGCAAAGCGAAATCAGTCAAAAACGTTCGCAAAACGGCAAAAAAGGCGCTGATGCAAAGCACAAAAGCCACGGCAAAAGCGGTGGCAAGCGGGGTGGCAAGGACGGTGGCAAACCTGTGGCAAGTGCCAACACAACCACAACCACAGTCACAACTACAGATACAACTACAACCAGTCCACCCCCCAAAGCCCCCCAGGGGGCAGGCGACGGGCCGAGGACTTCTTTCAAGCAATGGACGGGCGCAGAGTTCGCGGAAGAAATCAAAGCGGCGAACCATGACGGCTTGCTTTCAAGCGCAGACTGTCGCGACTTCTACGGCTACTGGACCGAGCAGAGTGCGTCAGGCCGCTACAAGTTCGCCCTCGAAAAGACGTGGGATACACGGCGGCGCATGGGTACGGCGAAACGGTTGATCTATGACAAGCCGGCACAAGGACGCCCCGCACCGGCAAGCAACGGGTCAGATTATCAGGTGGTGACGTGATAGCACCTGCCGAAACCCCCCGCGCCACGACAGAACGCAGCGTGATAGGCTGCATGCTGATAGACTCCAAAGCCATAGACACGTTCATTTCACGAGGTGGCGAGCGTTCGTGGTTCGTAGATGGCGAATCGCGGCGTGTTGCGGACTGCATACTGAACCGCTACGAGTCGGGCCAAGTCACATGGGATATGATTGCAACGAGCGAAGAAACAGGCGTCCCGCTTGACTGGTTCGCCGGCTGCACTGACCTGGTTCCCACCATTGGCCACATGGGGCACTATGCCGACGCGCTGAAGGGCCATGTGACGCTCGACAAGTTGCGCGGAATGGTCCAGCAGGCAACAACCATTGTGCGGACAGCCTCGTCAGGGGGTGCAGAAGGCGCTACAGCGGCTTTGGAGTCTTTATTCAACCTTGCACTTGCGCAAGGGTCTGCGACGAATCCTAGCCTATCTCAGGGCGGTCATACGTGGTTAGACAAAATGACCGCACATGACGAGGAAACAACGCTCTTGGATTGGCCATGTCGGGCTATCACGGACGCGATAGGCAGAATCAACGATGAAGTGATATGGGTTATCGCCCTGCCCAGCGTTGGAAAGACTGCATTTGTCGTCCAATGGTTGCAAGTGTTGGCGCAGGCTAGACACCGGACGGCCCTTGCCAGCCTCGAAAGTCGGCTTGAATCTATCGCGTCACGGTTTATCTCGCATACCGCACCCATGAACACGGAGGATATACGACAGCGCAAGGCCACGCCTGAACAGATAGCAACGGCACGACAGGCGGCGGACGACCTAAGCGACCTCATCGCCGTAAACGACAACAGCATGACGCTAGATCAGGTATACGCATGGGGGCGCAGTGAGGCGCGAAAGGGCGCGAAACTGTTAATTGTGGACAATACGCGGCACGTTCAAGTGCCTGGTAACGATTCACGCTCTGACAATATGGCAGCGATCTCTGCACGCATGGCGCAACTGAAAAAGGATACCGGCCTGCCCGTTGTCGTGTTGCATCATAGCAAGTTGGATCAGAACGGGAAAGAGGGCATTTCGTGGTCTGCGGACATCGAAAAGGACGCCGACATGGTGCTTTTCCTGCGCGAGATAGAGGACAAGTGCGAA